GTAGGCGTTGGCGGTGCCGGTCACGGCGGGCGAGACATCGCTGAACGCTCCCGAGCCATCGACCTGCAGCATCTTCCAGTCGTAGGGCCCCCCGGAAGTTTCCTCGGAATCACCGCCGGTGATCTCGGCCCAGAAGCCGATGGGCCCGCCGAGCCTGATTAGACCCCACGCCGTGCCTGTGCTGCCGGGACGAACCCAGACGATCTCAACGCCCGGCTTACCCGATTGCAGTGTCGAGGTGTCACCCGGCACCAGGCCCGCCGTGGTGTGGGCTGCATCCGCGACATCGATCTGCGCCGGGCACACCCCATCTATATAGACACGCCCGATGGCCCCCGCGGGCAACGGGTCGAGGGTCACGACCAGACGGCCGAGGTGGGCTTCATCGGTGGGCACCACGACCTTCACCGCCGTCTGCCGCAGGTACTCGTCGAGGTGATCGCCAGGCAGGATGATCGGACCGTCGATACCAAGGACGGCGCTACGGGGCTGGTCTGCGGCCGTGTCGTTGCGGGCCAACACAATGCAGTTCTGGTTCGCGCTAACGGTCGCCGGACCTGCACCCTGACCGAGGGTCTGGGCGTAGTGGGCCCGCGTCGCGTCGATGATGCGGTTCTAATCGCCCGCGGGGATGCGGAGCGGATCGCCGGATTGGACGTGGTTGAGGCTCATGAAGTCCCGATCCCTAAGGCGCTAAAACTCCCGTCCCGGTACACCCGCTCGACGTAGGCGGCGACGGGCTTGCGGACCAGCATCTTGGCGCTGGTGTCCTCGGCCTCCGCGTAGCGGACCCACAGGTACTCCCAGCCCTTCTTCGCAATGCCGGTGATGGTGCCGACCGACAACCCCGTCACGTTCGGTGATCCCGCGAAGGCGAAGCTGATCTCCCACAAGTCGTCGGCGGTCGTCCCGCGCCGCGAGCCCGCCGCCCCAAGGAACAGACATTCGCCCGCGGCCAGTCCCTTGAACGAACCGTTGTTGACCCGGCCCGTCAGCCCAAACAGCGTGGCTTTGTACGCGGAGTTAACCGCTTCCGGGGGGAGGGTGTGCGTCTCGGTGAAGGTGTAGACCGGCACCGTGATGTCCACCCCATCCACCCCATTCTCCGTGACCCCGATCGCCCCCCGGAAGTTGGGGGCCGCCGGGATGTCGGACGAGGCGTAGGAGCCGACGGTCTGCAGGCTCTGGGTGATGTGCTGGGTGCCGCCGCGCGTCTCAAACGAAAAGCTCGATTGCCCCACCTCCGAGGCCGTCCCCCCGGAAGAGGCGTACCGCACCAGCGCGAGCCAGGTTCCGGGGGCGACTTCTTCGACCTCGGTGTCGTCCCGCACCAGGCCGCCGTGGGACGCGGGGCTGCTGGTGAGCACGGCCGTGCGGGCTTCGCCGTCGTCCTGGGTCCCGTTGACGACGTAGGTCAGCTCGGCGGACTGGTCCGAGAGCACGCGGCCGAATTTTTCCTGGACGGTGATGGCCACCCCGGAAGCTCCTAAGCAAAAGTCATCGCGCTGCGCTGGTCACGCACCAGCCGCTTGGTGTTCTGGGCGGTTTGTTCCGACGCGTCGGCGATCCGTTGTTCAAAGTCCCCACCGGACCCGGAAAGCAAACTCTGCAAGGCGGCGGCGTTGAAAGTGCCGCGGACCTCGAGCTTGGCGGCGGTCTGATCGAGCGCTTCGCCCAGGCCGGCCAGCCGCGACTGGATGCCATCGAGCAGCGAACCCCCGGAACCACCGCCCGCATCGGGTTGCGACGGGTCATCGCGATTGGCTTCGGCGTCGACCCGCTTTTGGGCGGCCTGGGCCAAGGCGTCTTCCCACTCCGCCCGCGCCGCGTCGAGGTCGGCCTGCGTCTGGTCGCGGCGCTGGCGGTTCTCCGCGTCGAGCTGCGCCTTGGCGTCTTCGTAGTGTTGGCCGATTACCGCGAGCGTCTGCTTGTGGGTCTGCTGGGCCGAATCCCGCAGCGCCTGCCGGTCGGTATCACGCTGGTCGAGCGCGGCGTCTCGCCTCTGATCGATCTCGGCGTTGCGTTTCGACAAGGCGTCGTTGGCCATCGCCTTGGCCTGGTCGGCGTCGTAGGTTTCGTCGAGCAGGCCTATCAGGTCGTGCAAGCGGTTCTCGGTCCAGGTCACGGCACTCCCCCACGCCTTCTGGAACCCGGCGGTGAAATTCGACCACGTCTTACTGAGGAACGCCGTCGATTCGATCCACGCCACTTCGAGGCCGTGCCAGACCTGCTCGAACGCGGCCACCGCCCCGTAAAACATCCGCTGCGCCACATCAATAAAGAACCCCCGGAAGCCGGTCCAGGCGTTCTCAAGCACGGCGATGCCTTGGTCCCACTGCAGTTTGAGCGATAGCCACAGGACCCGGGCCGCCAACGCCAAATCACCCGCCGCCAGCGCATCACCTACCCTTCGGAAGCTTTTTACAGCCTCCTCCTTCAGACCCCGGAATTTGGCCGTGAGCCAGTCGAGCGCTTGTGCCCCGGTGCCGGACGCCCAGAGCAGCGTCGAGCCGAGAACCACAACACCGGCGGCAACGGCCCCGATGGGCGAGAGCAGCGCTGCCAGCGCGGTCCCCACCGTCCCGAACGCGCCCAGGTCGTCGTTGATGATGTCCTTGCGGTCGAGGCTGAACATGATGCCGTGGGTGTCGGCCTTCTGGGTGAAGTTCTCCTCGCCCAGCTTGCCGTGCTTGAGTTCGCCGCCTTTGCCCACGGGCTGGAACTTCATGTCGTCGGTCAGGCGGTAGCGGGTGTGTTCTTTGAAGTCGGAAACCGATCCGACCTTGGTCACCTGCCGCCACGCGTCCTCGACGTAGTTGAAGCCGTCGAGCAGCATCTTGTGGGCGACGTTGGAGAGGATGCCCGGCAGGGACATCGTGCTGAAGGCGGCCTGCAACCAACCGGTGGCGTCCTGGCGGTAACGCGGCAGACGCCGGCCCGCCGCGATCTCGCAGAACTCCTGGAAGCCGACCCCGCGGAATTGGTCGGAGGCTTCGATGGTTTTTTCGCCGAAGGCGGTGACGGCGCGTTGATCGGTCATGCCCGCGGCGCGACACGCGGCAGCGACGAGCACACCGTGGTCCGGCGACTTGTCCATCGCCCCGCCGGGCGAGGGCGACGCTGGCCGCGAAGCGCGGAGGACTTCGAGTTCGGTCTTGGTCTCGTCCCACGCTTCTTCGATGGCCTGGGCAGCGAGGGTCTGGTGGGCATTACCGCAGAGTTCGAGGATGCGTGACTGGCGACGCAGTTCACCGGCGGCGGAGGCCCGGAGGTGTTGGGTCGGGTCGGCGTCGTCGGGGTTCGGCGTAGTTCCGGGTGCAATTCCGGGGGCGGGCGGATCGGCGACCGCGGTGTTCGATCCGTTTTGCGAGGCGTCAAATGACGCTTGGAGCGTGGCGGTCTGGTCGTCGGTGAGCGCGTCGAGGCTGAATCCGCCGTCTTCGAGCCATTGGGTGAATTCCATTGCGATGTCCTTGCGAGGTGGGGTTGTGGGTTGATTAGCGATCAGTGCGGAGGTGTGGGTGTCCGCGCCCAAGGGCACGAAGCTGATCTCGCCGAGCAGGGATTGGCGGGCGACGTTGACCGGGCCGTCGAACGTGCGGCCGTTGACGACCACGCTCTGGCCGGTCTTGATGAAGTCCACCTTTTGGGCCTGGGCACCGATAGAGGCTTGCCACTTGAAGCCCTTGTCGGCCAGGGCCACGACACGTTGCACGCGGGGCGAGTCACCAAGCACATCACCTGCGGCGACGAGTTGGCCGTCGGCGATTTCGATTTGGTCGGTCTGCCCGACGACGTCGTCCACGTCTTGTTGATGGCCGAGGAAGATGGGCCGTGAGCTGTCGCCCACGTTGAGGCCCGCGAGGTCCACGACGACGGGGTAGCGCCAGCCCGACAGCGTCATGGGGCCGCCGGTGTAAGCGGTCATCGAGAATCGCCTCGGCGAGGCGGGTTGGTCGTTCTTGGGGGCAGTCGCCGCTTCAATCGAGCACGGCGCGGTAAGCGTCAGCGCGGCATTTCCGGGGGTGGGTTGGTCAGGCATCGTCGTCCTCCTCGTCATTAAGATCGGAGGCGACCGCAGCAGCTTCGATTTGCTCATCAAGCAGGCCGAGTTCCTGCATCAACGAGCGCTCTTTAGCCCGTTGCCGAAGTTCGGTCTCCCAGTCGCGACCCTGCTTGGCGTATTCGTTGGCGAGCGTCGTGGTATTGTTCGACAGCCGCGTGGCCTGAGCATTGGCTTCCTTGGCGGGGTCCACGTGCTCGGTGCCGTCCCAGAACCACTGGTGGTCCAAGACTCCGGGGGTTCCGGGGTCCGCCGTGCGCACCCAGCGTGGCAGCAGATCGCTGACGAGGATGGCCTCGTTGACACAGCCCCGGAAGATGCGGTCGAGGACGGTGTCGGCGAGTTGGGACTGATCGACCCGGATCGCCTTGTAATAGGTCTGGTGGTCGAGCCGACCCGAAGCGTAGTTGTAGCCCGACGAGTTGCCCGCCGCGACGTTGAAAGGCATGTTCAGGCAGCGTGCGATCTCGGCCAGGATCGACTTGACGAACTCGACGTGGTTCGTGCTCGGGTGCTCGGCCTTCACCTGCCCCAGCTTCCAGCCCTGCGGCAGGGTGGTGGCCATCCGGGCTTCGAGTTCGAACACGTCCATCGCCTCGACCGCATCCGGCTCCCCGTTGGGAGGCGAGTCAGTGTAGAGGGTCAGCGCGAAGTCGGCGGCGGTCTCGGCGGCGGCGAGGACCGCCAAGCGGTAGCGCCGCAGCTGCGCGAACAGCGGCAGCGCGGGCGTCAGTTCGGGGATGCCCCGGCTCTGGCCGGGACGTTCACCCCGGAATAAATGGATCACTGCGTCGGCGGGCAATCGATCGTAATCGTCACCCGAACCATGAAATACGCTGGTGTCACCGGGGTGGCGTTTGAGGACGTGGTACGCGATGGGGTTGCCGAAGCGGTCATGCTCGATGCCGTCCACACCGTCGTTACCGAAGGACCGACGCGACAGCGGCGTGGTGACCTGATCCGGTTCGATGAGTTTGATGTCGAGTTGAATCGGCCCCGCCACCATCGGGTTCTGAGTCAGAATGGCGAACGCCTCGCCCGACAGGTCAAATACGCCCTTGATGATCATTGCCGCGCGCTCGAACGCGTCACGACATGCAGACATTCCACATCTGTAACGGACTGCGCCGACACGCAGCCGATTAAGAAAAGCGGCTCTTCCGGGTTTCCCGTGGGTGGTTGAGCGTGTAGAAGGGGTACGCAAAGGAGCGTACCGATGCGAGACACGGAGCTTTATCAGCAGATTCTTGGACTGGCCCGGCCTTGGTCGGTACGGGATGTGACCCTGGATGTGGATGGCGGCCAGGTGGACGTCTTTGTCGAACACGCTGGCGAGACGCGATGGTCGTGCCCGGAGTGCGGCAGGCAGTTGGCCTGCTACGACCACGCGGAGGAGCGGGTCTGGCGGCACCTGGACACCTGCCAGTTCCAGACGCACCTGCACGCACGCATCCCGCGGGTGGACTGCCCCGAGCATGGCGTTCGGCAGGTTGACGTGCCCTGGGCCGGCAAGCACAGCCGGTTCACGCTGCTGATGGAGCGGCTGGTGATTGACACCTTGCTGGCCTGCCAATCGGTATCGCGGACGGCGACGCTCACCGGCGTAAGTTGGGACCAGGCCCAGGCGGTGATGCAGCGGGCGGTTGAGCGTGGTCAGCAGCGCAAGGTGGAGGCCGCCGCGTCGCCCGACGCGCAACCGACGAAGCGGATCGGCGTGGATGAGAAGGCGTTCCGCAAGGGTCACAGCTACATGACGCTGGTGTGCGATCTGGACCGTTCCACGGTGGAGTATGTGACCCAAGACCGCAAGACCGAGTCTTTAAGTAGCTACTACGAGTCGTTGAGCGACGAGCAGAAGGCCGCGATCACCTGCGTGGCGATGGACATGTGGCCAGCATACATCCGGGCCACCCGCGAGCATCTGCCGGAAGCGGACGAGAAGATCGTGTTCGACCGTTTCCATGTGATGAAGCTGGCCGGCGAAGCAGTGGACAAGGTGCGTCGCGCCGAACACAAGATGCTGCGCCGCGAGGGCGACTCGACGCTGACTGGCACCAAGTACCTCTGGCTCTATGCGGAAGAAAATGTGCCCGAACAACGCGTGGGCGAGTTCGCGTCGCTCAAGGAACTTAACTTGCGGACGGGTCGGGCATGGGCGATCAAGGAGATGCTCCGCGACCTGTGGCGCTACACCTATCGCGGACCGGCTCGCAAGTTCTTCCAGCAATGGTTCGGCTGGGCGCGGCGCTCACAGCTCACGCCAATCAAGAAGCTGGCCCTGACGCTCCGCAACCACCTCGATGGCATCCTGACCTACTGCAAACACCACGTGACCAACGGCACGACTGAAGGCATCAACTCCACCGTCATGACCATCAAACGCCTCGCCGGCGGCTACCGCAATCGCGAAAACTTCAAAACCGCCATCTACTTCCACTGCGGAGGACTCGATCTACACCCACGGTAATTCCCGAAGAGCCAGAAAAGCGGATGGTTCCGCCGGGCAAACGGATGGAAACTTCCAGCTCGCCCCCCAAACCCTCAAGCAGCCGGCGCATATCAGACAAGGTTAAGTGGCTTTCGCTGTCACCAAGCCCCATCCAGTTGCGGACCTCCTCCATCAGCATGAACGCCATCGCTTCCTGTGCCGCAAGGTCGGACTGCGTTTGGCGTTCATCTGACATCTGGCTACGCAATTGACTGAATGACTTAGCCATTACACCCACTCCTCGTCCTGAAAGCGGCCCTCAGGCCATAGGGCCGTGAATGCCCGGCCAGACTGTTTGGCACGTTAATAAATAGTCGTTGGTGTATTGAACCCTGCATGCTTTTTGTGTGTTGATTCACGCGCTGGCTTCCAGATACGGCCGGATGACCTGTTCGACCCGGCATACTCTCGCGTATTCGAGCACACGTTGGAGCCGAACGCCGCGTCGGGAGCGGTAAGCGCGTAGCGCTTCGAGGGCGACGTCCAGCCCGATCTTGTTGCGGTACTTGAAGCAGTCGGCCAGGGTCTTCTCGGCGTTGTAGACACGAACCTCAATGCCGTCGGTCGTCAGCGTCTCGACGCCCGATTCATAGGCTTTGCCCGAGAAGCGGTAAACCTGCAGAGGCGGGTAATCGAGCGTCGGCGTCCTGGCGGTACGCGTGATCGCCAGGTGAACGACGTGGGGGATTTGCGTGGTCAGTTCATGGATCGCCAGCGCCGAGATCAGGCACACCAGCCCCTGGGGTATCCGTTTGCAGGCCGTGGCGAGGTCCGGGTGGGTCAGCGGCGGCATCTCGGCCAGCCGGTACACACCGCGGATCAGCTCCACGAGATCGCCCGCGTCTCGCAGTTCGTAAAGGGTTCGCGGATGCACCCCCGCTTCCAGGGCTTCGCCGGTGCGCAGCGTCCCGCCGTGGTCGCGGAACACCGCCTTGGTTTTCTCGATGGCGGCAGGCTCGTGCATACGAAAAGCCTAATGGATAAATACGCACGCATATTTTAAGATTTGCGAGCGTTTTTATCCATGGTTGAATATTATTCTTGGACAGGAATCCGTTTGCCTCAGTGTTGGCGTGGACGCACGCGCGGCCATTCGACGCAGCGTTCCGGGCAGTATCGATCAAGCATCACCAGAGGTGTCATCGAACTGTTTTTCAAGACCGCGTAGTTTCTTGAGAACCGCGTTAGAGAATCGGCCCTGCCCGGGTGTGGTTTCTGAAAAATCCAGCAACGAGCGGACGATGCGGGCGAAGCCTTCGGGCTTCATAGCCCCTACATGCCGGCCCTTGAGTAAGGCTTGCAGAGGGACTCTGTCCCATTGAAGGACGGCCCATTCAGCTTGACTGGCGGCTTCCATTCTGACGTGCCAATCCACCATCGTGCGGTTGTCGAGAGACACCGAAAGCGATTCACGGGCTACCCCACGTTGCCATGAAACTCGATCAGTTCCGATATGGATTTGCGACCCGCAGTGAACGCGGGCACCACCAATGCTTCCTTACTACCGGCGAATTGCAGCACGAGTACACACGGGTGCCGGTCGAACGGCTCCGAGACCGAACTGCCCCCACAGAAGAATACGGCCCCGGAATCAAGACTCGTCATCGCGCCACGCTTCAACCATCAAACGGGCTTCGGTGTGATCTTCGCCAGTGACTGCTTCGTACGCGCGGATGACATCGTTCCAATCGATTCCTTCAAGACCGGCTTTGCGAGCATTTGTCCAGGCACGCCCCATGTACTTCTGATCGTCATGAAAAAACGACTCTCGCTGGCTGAAGGTAAGCGGAATGACCACGTCCCAAGCGCGGCGCATCGCTTCAAGTTCAGCGGCACTGAAGTCATCTTCGTCGATCGCACCGTATGCTTCGTAGAGGTAGCGATTGCCGGATTTCCCAATGACTCGAAGTTTGCCTTGATGAGTCGCGGTACGTGTCTCGTCGAAGCGGTGCCCCAAACTACGAATGCGGTTGTATCCGTCTTCGAGTACCGGGCCGTGCTTCCAAGGCTTCAGGCGTCCCCCAACCATTTGTTTACCGGTAGCCAAGACATGAAAAAATTCCATCATGACGTGGAGTTTGGTTACGTCGTGCTGGTCGAGGGTCCGACGATAAGTACGCATCATGTGATTAATGCACGCGTCGAAGCGGTCGGGGCTAAATGGCTTGAGCTGATCGATCAGCATGGCGGTTAAATCTTCGGCGCAGGGTGTATTCATTATCGGGTACAAACCGTAGAAAGCTAAATACTTTACAGGACCCCAACATGATCCTATCGGTGCTGGACAGCCAAGGTCAAGTGGATTCGCGGCATCATATCCTTTCCCGGCTCGGAATCCGCTTGCCGCAGTGTCGGCAGATGCGGACCCGCAATACATATCCTGGTTTCTGACGGGTGTACCACACCGGCAGGTGACGGCACCCGCAGGTCGGACAGGCGAGGCCAAGGTCATCCCGGCGGGGCTTCGTGCGTCGGTCAGATTGGGGCGGAGGTGTCTGTCTCATCGTTTTGAAGCCTGTATTTCCGAGAGCTTGATCCGGCGGCGGGGCGGCTCGGCGATCCGCTCGACACCTAGCTTTACCCCGCCCATCGACGCCGCGACGGCGCAGCCGACCAGACAGTCGAGCCAGTGGTTGTCGGGTTTGCTCGGACGGACCGACCATTCCTGCACGACCCGGCCGTGCCCGTGCGTCCGCGTCCACGACACGGACCCCGCGATGTGATCCGCAAACAATCGATGCCCCCCGGAAGTACCCCCGCCCCCCGAAGTTTTGGCGTTGCCGAACAAAGTCAGCGATCCATGGTCTCCCGGGGCCACCGCCAGCCGGGCATGCACAAAGCTCTTCCAGTAGTTCGTGTCGATCTGGACATGCCGGAACTCGCTGGTCTTCGAGACGTTGGGCACATACCAGTGATGCCCGTGCCGCTCGCCCGGCCGGCGGCGGTACGTTGCCATCGGACGGTTGCCTGCGCGGATGCCCCCACCTTTGGAAGGCATATCCACCCCCGACCCCGGTAGCTTGTGACAGACGTTCGAGATCACGCCCGGGAGGTAGCCCGAATCGATCAGCAATCGTTCGATCCTGATCGATCCCCGTCCTTCGCCCTCCCCCTGAGGGAAGTCCGTCCGCAGCAGCGTCATAGCCAGCTGCTCCAGCCCCGCCTGCACCGCGCCCTCCACACCCGCCCCCGGAATCAGGTCGCTCATGGTTTTCTTGGCGTCGCGTAGCGAGAATAACGCCCGCTTCTGGTCGGGGTAGGTGCCGTAGTCGATGATGTAGCCGGTGAAGTCTTCGGTCCAGGCGCACACCGCATAGTACAACAGCTTGTCGTGCACATCGATGAACGCCGTCACCCGCGTACATTCGACAGGCACCTGTTTCCGGGGTCGGCCGTTGACACGGTGGGCGACCTGGTCGGGGGTGAGCACATCCTCATCGGTCTGCTCGGCGACGGGTTCGTTCTGGTACTCGGCGAAGAACGCGGCCTCGTCCCGCAACTTGAGGTTCATCGCGTGCTGTAACGCGCTGACCTCGTCGTGGTTGAACCGCTGGGGCCACGCGGCCGATGAACCTTCGTCCATCGCGTCGCGGTGCTGCTCGTAGTCGGGTCTGTGCCGGGGAGTTGGCCGACTGCCGCGTCTGTGGGTCGTCGAGGATCACCAGCGACGGGCGGATGATCGACCCATCCATCCGCGTGTGCTGCTGGCCCCGGATGTTGGAATCCAACCCGGCAACCGTGATGATGCCCCCGGAAGATGGGGAATCGGCAAGCGTCGGCATCACCAATCGATCGGCGGACCAAGTGATGTACGTGGGTTTGGCGGATCGCCGGCCGGCGCTACTGCCCCGACATCCATGTGCGCATCGAGCGGGCTTCGAACTAACTCCCTCCAGGGCCCGGCCACGTTGGTCGGGCCTTTTTCTTGAACCCTCCAACAAGGAGACGCATCGTGAAAAGTGAACAGATCAAGATCGGGAACGTGTATGCCGCCAAGGTCACCGACAAGGTGGTACCTGTCCGCATCGAAGCAGAGCACCCCTCGGGCGGATGGCACGCCGTCAACACCACGACCAACCGCAAGGTTCATATCAAAAGCGCCGCGAAGCTGCGGAAGCAGATCGCGATACCGGACGCGGGGGCGGACGCCGCCAAGCCTGCGGGCAAACAGCCCGCGAAGAAGAAGCTGTCCGCCGCCGAGCGCCGGGCACGCGTCGCCGCCAGGAACGCCAAGCCCAAGTCGGACACGGCACCAACGGCCTATGCCCTCTACCCCGAGTGAGTTTCCGGGGGCCGGGGGGGTTATCGACCCGGCAAGCCGACTCGGCCAAATCGAGGGTCCGTTGCAGCATGGTGATACTTGCGATCAATCCACTAGAATGAATGAAAACGACCGCGTGGTCCGGGCCTGTCTCCAGACGGCGGTGACCCACCGCGGCAGGGGGGTAGAGCCGTTTTCCCTGGCCCGTCGCCTGAAACGGTGGACCCGGTCCAGGTGGGACGCCGCTTACGCCGAGTACCGGCTAAAAATGGCGGGACGACTGGAGGAAGCGACACTTGACTAACGGGGACACGGGACACGAAAGGTTAACCAGCGAATGGTTACTTCCGATAAGTGTGCTAGGACCCATGCAAAATATCCCTTGACTTATATCGCTTGAGAGTTATATTTTACCGATGTGGGACGTGGAATACACCGACGAGTTCGGCCGCTGGTGGGACGGGCTCGAACAGTCCCAGCAAGAGCGGCTCAGAGCGAGCGTCCAGCTTTTGATGCAATTCGGTCCGTCGTTGCCCCGGCCTCACGCCGACACGATCGAAGGATCGCGTCACACCAATATGAAAGAACTGCGGACCCAGCACCAGGGCAGGCCGCTTCGAACTTTCTTTGCCTTCGATCCTCTACGCCACGCCATCCTGCTGATCGGCGGCGACAAGACGGGTGACCAACGCTTCTACGACAAAATGGTGCCTGAGGCGGATCGGCTCTACGACGAACACTTGAAGCAGCTCAAAGATGAAGGATTAATCTGATGGCGAAACCATTCCGTGAACTCGAATCCAAAATGTCGCCCGCCAGCGTGGCCCGTTCCGACGCCATGGCCAAAGAGATGATGGCGGAAATGCTGCTTTCGGAGATGCGCAAGCAGAGCGGCATCACCCAGCAGGAGCTCGCCGAAGCGCTCGGGATCAAACAACCCGCTCTGTCGGGGTTTGAGTCTCAAACCGATATGCAGGTCAGCACGCTGCGGCGTCTGGTCGAAGCCCTCGGCGGCCAGTTGGAATTGATCGCCCACCTGCCCCACGGCGCCGTGCGGATCGGCCAGTTTTCTGGCAAAGCCGGGTGAATCCAGTCCAGCGGGGCAACGGTCGATGCGTTGCACCGACTCAGAATGCATCAACAGTTTATTTAGTGGGTCTTGACTAGCTGAGCGGGCGTAAAACCCCGAAAATGCTGGTCAGGTATGAAAAATCGCTACGTCTGCCGTTCACGGATCTCCGAAGCGACCTTTCGCAAGTTCGTCCGTCACG